GGATCAGCAAAGTAATCCGTGCCCATGTCTTTGGTGAGTGATATCTGTACTGCATCTTTGATCAGTTTCTCAACGGGTTCAAACTCGCCCTTCTCCAACAAGTCTGCTGATTTCAAGATCGCACGTTCGAGTTCTTGACGTCGAGTAAATGCTTCAAACTCGCCCATGAACCAGTCAAAGTGTCCCTCATTGAGATCTGGTACTGCGGCGAGTTTGATGCCAGTGGTTGCACTTATCTGTGACCTGTCAGGCATGGTCTTGTGCTTGTCTGTGTGTTCTTTGATGAACTCAGCCGCAGGTCTTAAACTTCGATCAAAGTTTTGTGCATTATAAATGTTCTGAACACGCACATAACTTGTGGCGTCTTCCAACATCATCTCTAAGAATAATCGTTGTACTTCAAGTGAGTAATCTTTAAGCATTGTTAATCCAATTTAATTCTATCATTTTAAAATCTACTATCAAACGTTTTTAAATGATTGTTAACATATTCCCAAATTTGTATGGTATTGGTAGGGTAATCATTAGATTCAAATAACGGGCCATCAAATATGCCAACAGATTTTGTTAGTAATGCATTAGTCATAGCCTGTTCAATTTCGTTTGATTCAAAATCAACCGATTGACCCGATAACGCATGTGCAACTAGTTTTTTTCCTTTGGTGTAGGTATGCCATCCTTGATTTAAATCCATAAACTGTTTGTGAATAGTTGACAGTTCTTCATCAGGAATAAATCTGAGTTTTAAGAAATTGGCGCATTCTGTTAGTTTTTCATAAAATGTTATTTGATTATAAAAACTTTCCATTGGAAAATTAAACACAGGAAGATGATTCCATCTCCATTTTATCGTTGCTAATGGGTTATAACTATTTTCTGAATCAATTAACTTACTGTAAACAGTCCGACGAATATCGACTGGCTGCGAGTCTCTTATAGAGAAAATACTTTTCTCTATGCCTATATCCCCTGGCCTGAACATAGAATTTATTTGATACACCCAGAAAAAACAGTTATCTTCTGCCAACGTTATTCTTATAACTTTTTCTGGGTCGTTAATTAACAAATTATTTTCGCTGTAATGCGCACACTCTACCATTCGATTGCTACAGTATGTGAGATTAAGTCTTGGTAAATGACAGGTTCCTAATTCTGTAAATATCTCAGGAACTCGTGTCCGTTGTGCAATCCAAGAATTAATCACATATTCTGCAAAATTTCCATGCATTGCACCTGCAAAATCAATTACTATTTTTTTATCAATCATGTACTTGTAATTTCTTGATCAATTGTTTTTTCTTTAATTCTATTTTGATTCGGCTGGTTTCTCTTGAGGCCATTATGGTTAGCAAGGCTCCTAATCTGCCCAGTTTTATCACTGCATCGTTTACGTCTTTGCAACCCGCTGGCCACTTAGGTACGCTCACTGCCCAGCCCAGTTCCACAGCACGGTCAATCAGTTCTACACCTGCACTATCTTGATCAGGTACTACTGTAACTTCACGTCCAAGACTGCGAATCAATCTTGCCTGGCTGTCGCTTACTGTGTTGTGCATTAAGGCAAGGCCACCGATTGACAGTGCGTCAAAGATACCTTCCATGACCAACACATGTTGCCAGTCTGCATGTTGCAAGTCTGTGCCAAACACATAGCCTGGCTGTGAGTGATTGATATACTTGGGAATCTTATCGTCTAGGAATCTAGCAGTCCAGCCTATCACTCGGTTATCGTATGTGAACGGTACCAGCACAAACGGCCTAGTCCAATGAACACCATCATTCTTGATAGCAGTCATTATGGGAAAGTCTTCTGGCACACCACGCCGGCGAATGTAATTCCAGTACAGTGGATGTTCTGGAGTGACTACTTCACTAAAAGGTGGGAAGTCATCTGCCTCTTCAAACTCAATTGCACTGAGAGTATTGAATACTCGTTGCCGATCTTCTAGTATGCCGTGTATGCTACGATGACGTAGACTTTCAAGATTGAGCATTTCAATCTCATTGTCCGGCACACCCATCCATCCCAATAATCTCTTGGCTTTGAAACTGACTGTGCGTCCCAGTACAAAACTGGCTGTGTATGCGCAGTTAAAGCAGTGATAACTCCAGCCCGATTCAGTTACCTTGATACCGCCGCGTCCACGACGGTCCTGGCTGTTACCATTATGAGTACAACATACTGCATTGAAACTCAGCCAGCCTTGTGGACTGGGTTTTCGTTTCGCAGGCAAATATTGCAGTATATCAAGCATCACTACATTATAGCAAAATCTATGGTAGAAATCAACTTATCAGCAATCATTTTATGCCCAATTTCGTTGGGATGACCATTGGGCATGATCATTTCTCTCTTTTGATTGCCCGGATGATTGTAGAACCATCCAGTGGCTGAAAAATCAGGCCAAATCTCTGTAGGCAAATTCATTTCAACCTCGGCAGACACAATATGAAACTGCATCGTGGGTATATTTCTTCGTGCTGCCACACCATCAAAGAACAATACGGTTTGCATGTGATTAAGTCTGGCCAGTTCTGAGCAATTGGTTAGTACCAATTGCTGTTTGATCATGGGTCTAAATTCTTCAGGTACAACGCTGGATCCAAAATTCACCCAGGAAGAGTGTACAAACTTGTTCCAAGGCGGGTCATTGTTGTAACTTTTATGTTTGGGATTGTAAAAACTCAGTCGGTCTGAGTCAGTGTGTCCTACCAATACTAGACAATCTTCGGGACAAGGTTCATGTTCTAACCACCAAAGAAAAGTCCATATGGAACTCTGCATTGAGCCACCTGGTATACCAAAATTTTCCATTGGCACTTTATAGTGCTGTGCTAATAGACCCAAGAAGTTATGACTATTACGATAGGCATCATTTTGATGCCAGCATGTGTGTGCGTCTGCGTGATTTTTTGCTAACTCAGGATCCAGTAATTCATCTCCGTACATCCAGGAGTCGCCGAATCCTACAATTTTTTTAAATGTCATCTACAAATTATGTCTACCACCGCTCCTGTTGTGATAACAACTTGGGCCGGTACAGTTGGTTGTGCCGGCGAGGGTGTGTAACCCGAACCTCCGTTAGTAACATTTATGGCACTAACTTGACCGCCGGTAATTTCTGCTTCTGCTGTGGCTCCAGCACCCAGGCCAATGATAGTGACCAAAGGAGGTGCTAGGTAACCATTGCCCGAATTTGTCACTGTGATACCTGTAATCACTCCATTGGCCGCTTGGGCATTGGCTGTGGCAGGTCCTACAATTTCGGCACCTGAATAACTGTTTAAGGCCAAGCGCAACAATGGATGATAGCCCAACACATTGATATACTCTGTGCCTGTTCGGCTATAGTATGAAGATATGTCAGTGACGTCGTGCCAGGTGCTTTGATAAGTTTCTGCTGCCTGTGCTTTGATATTGCCAGTGTAGTGGTCCATAGTCAATTGGAAAGTGGTCAAACTGGCACCCACTGTGGGAACAAAACTTGAATAGCGTTCAGGGTTGGGTTGTACATTGCCCACAGGAGGAGGATTCAATGCCCAATCAGGATAGTTGCCGGCGTACACAGGATTAACATACACTTCGGGACCGTATATGGTAGGCACTGTGACTGTGTGACTGGGCACAAACTCTGGCAGTACGCTGTCTTGAATGTCCACGTCAGCACGGGCCTGTGCTTGTGCGTCCACAAACACTGCTTCTGTTAGATTGCCACTGGTTCTGTCTATGGAGTAACTGGCAGGTTCTGTAGGTAGTGCTGTGGTATCTGCGGCACTGAGTGTGACTTTGGCACGGCCAAATGGTGCATTCAGTATGACCATGGGCTTTTCCAGCAATTGCACATCGCCTTGAAGATTGATCAGTCTGAATATCAAATCACTGCCTGTGATGTTCACTGGTTTTTGATCTTGATTAATAAATTCAAACAAGATCACGTTATCCACGCCCTTGTTGATTGTTAGTTTTTTTGCGTACACTGGTTCCCACCTCCGGACAAATACATCACCCTCGCCTGAAGTGTCTATTAATAAAATTCTCTGGATCTGTTGATAAATGTAGGCGGTGGTTGAGTACATAGTTCCAAATATTTACCTAAAAGTACAGCGTATAAATAAACCGAATGAAACTTATGGGCAGTGACTTATTTCAAAAATTAGCAGACAAATATCCGTTTATAACCTTGTGCATTTACGCAAGTAACGAATACGTGGGCATAGTACAAAATCGTGATGATGCTATTACAACCATCTACGACTTTGGGGCTGTGATGGATCAGGATAGCAAGCGTAGATTTATAGATCTAGCCAATACCTGGTGGTGGGAAAGCAACCGTAGCATACCCATCAACATATTCCTGCGTGGGGAGTGGGATCCGTTCCGCCCTACGCTTAGGACGTTTGCCAACAAAGACTTGGAAATTCTGCATGGTCCGATATGCAGTTTAAATGACATTGCTCGTAAGAAGAGCAAACGTAAATCAATTACACTAGTTAGGCGTGTTGATTAAGTTCATGTGTAAACACACAAGAGCCGCATAACTGATTGCATGTGCCTTTTTAAACATATAGCCTTGTGAATCATCCCCATCCCATACACTGGCAAATACTTCAGCCCATGGGCGTGTTTGTAAATGTGCCTTGCCTGGACGAATAATAGATATAAAAGCCGCCATCCTAGGTATCGAATCTGGCTTCATGTGTGCCAGTAGATCAGTATAGTTACCCACGTGTACCAATTGTCTGGCCCACTCACGATCAGTCCATAATCGTTCCCACGGCGGTGTTGCAGACAGCATCTGCTCGTAGTGTGCAGGATCCTTGACCAACTGATACACGCCCATGTTCAAGAAGTCCAGTTTGAAGTATCCACGCTGTTCAGCAGTATCATAATCCAAGGCCGCACAGTCTGCAAACGGATCACGTGGTATGTCCGTTACATACACTCCTGAATTGTGTTTACGACCATTGCTTTGTCGTGCAGGTGTGTGCTGAATCAATTTCAGTACGTCTTCGCGATTAGCAAAATCAATGTCAATGTCTGCACTCATTCTTGTACCAATGCTGCCACAATTCTAACTCTTTCTTGTGCTTGCTGAACTGCTTCCATTGCATCTGCCACACTAGGATGTTCTTTGGCCAATTGTTCAAGTCTTTTTTCTTCTGTCATTTGTCGTTGTGCCCATTCGATTGCTGCCTCAGCATCCGGGTTTAGACCTATACTGGCATGTGGCATGTTCAGTTCCTGCCAACTGCTGCCATCATATACTTCCAGCCGCTGGCCGCTGGTGTTGAAACGCAAGTTACCAACACCTTGAGCACCTGGGTTGGCATTTACATAAGTGCTGGCACTGCCGCCTATTACTTGAATATAACGTCCACTAGAGTGTATTGCTTTGATCATGTTACCATCCTGCCTGTTTCAATATTTCTTTTGCGTACTCTTGATCTGCTGGGTAGTTTGTGAATTTCTTTTGCCAGGCGTCCGAATCAATGTAGGGCCAGATCATGGCCACTTGTTCTGTACTCAGTTCACTTAGAAACTTTTGTCCTGATTCTGAATTGTAAATCACCCACGGTGAGATACGTCCTGCTGTGACAGCATAACATAGTGCATTGGTATTGCCATATCTCATCCAATCATGCGCAGGATTGCCTGTCTCCTCTGCCCAACGCATACTGTATTCTACTGCTCTGGCCAAGGCATCTGCCACTGCTTCCACACGCAGGTACTCCACGAGATATTCTGTGTAGATGTTGTCACTGCACCAGTGGTCAATTTTCTTTTGTGCTTTCAGCAACCATGTCATGAAACGATCCGGAGCCACCACTCGAGTGTTTACACAGTAGTTGCCAAATTTTACAAATGCTCGGTAGTATGGTGAGTCACAAAAATCTTCATGTGTTTTGTTTTTAGCCGAGCCTTGCATGGTTTCATAGAACTTGATATAGGCCTGGAACCCCATACGCACACCTGCTTCTTCTCGGGCCAATCGCCGACGTTTAGGCTCACACATGTGAACTGCTATTGATGTTTCTCTAGCAAATGTCTTTTTGCAATACTCGCACGTGAATGTCATTTCTTATCATTACCCGCTTGCTTGTTATATTCGTCTATTTCTTTTTGTGTTGTTATCGCGCACATGACATCTATTTCGTCATCTTTGTAGTCTGGGTACATGGACATCAATGCCTTGCGTTTGGCACTGAGCCCTGCTTCTTTCTTCCTGGGAGCAATCCACGGATGCCTTGGTGTACCCAATCCAGGACTCACACTTGTGGCCATGAGCCATTGCAATCTAGGATGCTTGGCCACATCAAAGAAGTGCTTGTTCAATCGTTCGTTACAACTGATAACATAGAACTCTTGCAAGTCACGTGAGCCTTCTACTGAGGACCCCCAACGTATCATGAGATAGTTTGAAAACTTTTTCTTTT